GAGCGACCCTTCCGGTGGTACCACCGGGCGCTGATGGGCGGCGGATACGCCTTCCTGGCTCTCATGCTCGGCATGGCCGCGTGGCTCGTCGTCCGGATCTACATCAAGGGAAGCCGGATCATCCCCTAATCACTCACAACTAACCATTAACAATTACAAGACATGCCAACTGGATATATACATGGCAGCAACCTGCTCATGCTCATCGGCGGAAAGGCTATCGGGCACTGCTCGACGTGCGAGATCACGCACAACACAGAATCGAAAGAACGGGCCGTCAAACCGCCCGCCAAGCAGGCCGGTGGCAACACCGGCAAGTGGACAGAGAAGTCCGTGACGAAACTGAGCGAGTCGCTGAGTGCCGAGGGCTTCTGCTTCTACGATGAAACAGAATGCGGCTACAACGAGCTGCTGGCGCTCTGGCAGAAAGCCGAACCGGTGGAGGTGAAGTATGCACACCGTGGTGAAGAAGGTACACGTTACCGCAGTGGCAAGTTCGTCATCACCAACCTCAAGCAAACACGCCCGGCTGACGACGACGCCTCGTACAGCGTCTCTTTGGAGTCGACGGGCGAAGTGAAGAGCAACCCCGCATGATCACCCGATTTAAACGACGATTAAACGACGTATGAATACCATTCGAATAGCGGGCAAAGACTACCCGTGCATAATGACGATGGGCGCCATGATGCGCTTCAAGGAACAGACCGGCCGCGAGGTGACGGAGGTAAATGGGGAGTCGTTCTCAGACGCCCTTACCCTCTTGTGGTGCTGTGTCGCTTCGGCCTGTAAGCGAGACGGTGTACCCTTCGATATGTCGCTGATGGAGATGGCCGACGCCATCACACCGGAGGACTTTGCCTCATGGCAGGGTGGAGCCTTCGAGGCTGCACCCGTGAATCCCTCCGAGGGGGCAACTGCGAAAAAAAAAGCATAAGCATCGAAGAGCTCCTCGGCATAGCGATGGGCCGTGTGGGGATGCGTCGTGAAGACTTCCTACGGCTCACCCCGGAGGAGTTAGAGGCGGTGCTGAAGCATCATGCCCAGTACCGAGAGGAACAGATGCAGACCGGCTGGGAGCAGGCGCGAATGATCGCCTTTGCGGCCGTAGCGCCGCACACGTCGCGCTTGAGACGGCCGGAGGATTTGATCCCCTTCCCCTGGGATGAAAAAGCAACCGAACGCACCGAGGCGCCGCGGATGACGATCGAGGAGCGACGACGGCTGATCGACGAACTATCCGCAAAGTGGCAAGATAAGACTGACGATTAAGCAAAGGGGCATGGCAGACAACACAGTAGAATATAAGATCAAACTGACGAGCGCCGGGACGGCGTCCGTGGACAAGCTCAAGCAGGTGCTGGGCGAGATCGGAGGATCGATCGAATCCATCACCAATGGCTCGGACAAGCTGAAGGTGAGCTTGCTCAACTTCAACCAAGCGGTGATTGCGATCCAGAACGTCGCCTCGGCCCTCGGTCAGGTATCGAGCGCCATCAGTGGCATGACGCAATTCTACGCCGCACAGGTGGAGGCGGAGACGAAGCTGCAAACGGTCATGCGCAACACGATGAACGCCTCTGACGCCGAGGTGCAGTCCATCAAAGACCTCTGCTCGGCGCAGCAAGAACTGGGCGTCATCGGCGACGAGGTGCAGCTGGCTGGTGTGCAAGAGCTGGCCACCTACGCCTCGAAGAAATCCTCGCTTGAGACACTCATCCCGGTGATGAACGACATGATCGCCCAGCAGTACGGCTTCAATGCTACGCAGGAGTCGGCCGTGAACATCGCCACGATGATGGGTAAGGTGTTCGCCGGGCAGACCTCCGCGCTGAGTCGTTACGGCTACACCTTCACCGAGGCGCAAGAGCAGATCCTGAAGTTCGGCACCGAGGAGGAGAAGGCGGCTACGCTGGCCGAGGTGGTGCGTCAGAGTGTGGGCGGCGTGAATGCCGAACTGGCTAAGACGGACACCGGGCGGATGGTGCAGCTGAACAATGCCATCGGCGACATCAAGGAGCAGGTGGGGCAGATGCTTATCCCCTTCCAGTCGTTCATCACGCAAGCCTCCGAGATGGGTATGGCCGCCAGCGGTATCATCCAGCTGACGCAGGCCATCAACGCGACAGGCATCGCCACGAAGGCTTGGACGGCCGCACAATGGCTGCTCAATGCGGCACTCGACGCCAACCCGATCGGTATCGTCGTCATGGCGCTGGCGGCATTAGTGGGCGCGCTGGTCTATGCCTACAACAACTCGGAGGATTTCCGGCGCATCGTGGACGAGGCGTGGGCAGCTGTCAAGGACTTAGCCAGTGTGCTGTGGGGCGTGCTGAAGAAAGCGTTGGATGTCGCCGTGAAAGGCTTCAAGGCCGTCGTGCAATGGGTGAAGGATTTCGCCCGGTGGTTCTCATCCACCCAGCTGTTCCAGTCCATCAATAAGTTCAACACGTGGATCCGAGATGGTGTGCTGAAGATCATCGAGCGAGTCATTGGAGCCCTCAGAGAGTTGGCCGGTTGGCTGCGGAGCGTCTTCAACATTCCAAACTTCGGCGGCAATGTAGCTGATGATCTCAAGGGGCCGCTGGCAGCGATCGACGCACTGAACCAAAAGATGCGCGATGCGGCTGACGCCAAGAACGCCCTGATGGGTGGCGGTGGAGGAGGAATCATGCCTTCCGGCCGATCAGGCAAAGGCGGCGGCAAGGGTGAGAAGGACGACAAGAAGAAGTTCGCCGAAGGCACATTCGGTTGGTACAAACAGCAGATCGCCGAGCTGCAAGAGAAGCAGCAGGCGGCCGACGAACAGCACGCCATGCAGCTTCAGAAGCAGATCAGCCTGCTTAAGACGCAGCTGGCCATGCGTGAGGCTTTAATCGAGTCCGGGAACAAGCCCTTGAAGCAAGGGCCGCTGCCGTGGGAGAACCAGCGGATCATCAAGGACGGCGACAAGAACGGGCCGAAGCTGAACATTCCCCTCAAGTTCGATCCCGGAGAGCTCAAGCGTGTATCGCGAGAGATTAAGGAGCGGATGGAGAACATGTTCCCCAAGGCGGAGTACTACAAGAAGGTCTCCCAGGGGGTGAGCGGTGTAGCCAGCGTGATGGGCAACTTGGGCAAGGTGGTTGGCGGTACGGCCGGGGCATGGTTAGAATGGGGGCAAAACGTGTTGCAAGCCATTGCATCAGCCATCCCACAGATCATGTCGCTCGTTGCCGCGCAACAAGCGCAAGGCGCGGCCAGCACCTACGCGGCGGGTACGGGTGCAGCGGCTTCGGTATCGGCTATCCCCATCGTTGGCCCGGTGCTGGCTATTGCCGCAGTGGCTTCCGTGCTGGCGGCGCTGGCTTCCGTACCGAAGTATGCCGAGGGCGGTATCGCCTACGGCAAGACGCTGGGTATATTCGGCGAGTATGCCAATGCCTCGACAAACCCAGAAGTGGTGGCGCCGCTCTCCAAGTTGCGCGACCTGATCGAACCGGCCGGAGGAACGGGCGGAGAGGTGGTCTTCCACATCGCCGGACGTGACTTGGTGGGGGTACTGAACAAGCGCTCGCAGGTGAGCCGAAGAACGAGATAACGTACAACGAATAACAACTAAACAACCAACCATTCAACGACAGTGGCTAAGGGTATACGCTATACGGGCGAGTTTATGAGCATCGCCGGGTCGCGCTATCGAGCAGAGATCTGGCAGGAAGGCTTCACGGGTAAGCCGGTCGAGCTGACGTTTCCCTACGAGACGCCCGTGTCGATCGAGTGGGCAGAGGTGGACAAGCTGGAGCCCGTGATGTCGTCGGCGGCTACGCTGATGGTCGTCTCCGAGACAGATCGCCAGTTTGTCAACCTCTACACCACCCAGGCAGGCAGTACACGGCTCGACATCTACCGCAACAATAAGCTCTACTGGAGCGGTACGCTCGATCCGGAGATCTACGAGGAGCCCTTCAGCCGGGAGAAGGACTATGAGGTCTCACTGACCTTCAGCGACTTCGCCCTGCTCGATCGCATCGCCTTCGAGCAGACGGGGCAGAACCGCCAGCGTATCAAGCTGCGCACCGTGCTCGATCTGGCAGTGAAGAAGAGCGAGATCAATACGGGGTCAGAATGGCAGACGCATATCTCCACCACTACGGCCAGCGGAGCGACGCTGCTCGACGGCGTCTACGTGTCGGAGGACAACTTCTTCGACGAAGACGGCGAACCGATGACGCTGCGTGAGGTGCTGGAGGGTGTGTTGCGCCCCTTCGGCCTGCAAATGGTGCAGAAGGATGGCCGCCTCAACCTCTACGACCTTCATGCTCTCTCGGAGGGCCTCCAGCCACGACGGGTGCGCTGGTGCCTCACCGACTCGGCGCTGGGTGTAGATAAGACGTACAACAACTGCGAGCTGACCTATTCGCCCTACATGAACAACAGCTTCGTCGACGCCTCCATCGAGCCGGACATGATCAAGGACACGGCCTGCACCGCGCACCGCGTGAATGTGGACTATTCCGATCAGAACTACCCGGGCTTCGACATGCTGCTCCATCCGCTCAGCCTTAAGCAGCGGAAGTTCCGCGTGCTGGATGCCTTCAACCAGACAAAGTTCTTCAAGATCAAGCCCATCTTTTCGGGTGATGCAGAGGCGGGCGTGGCAGTCGTCTTCGACACCCGCACAGGGCACAAGACGTACACGCAGCAATGCAGCCGCATACTGAATGCGGGTCTGCCTTCAGTCACGATCGAGATGCATGATCGCCCGTACGTCTTTGTCGACCCGGCACAGCGTGACAACTACCTGCTGAACTTGAAGATCGAGGCCTTGGTGGATGTGCGCTACAACCCCTTCGAGGATGCAGGCAAAGACAACGAGGAGGGCTGGTGGAAGGACTTTCAGAAGCGCTGCAACTACGGCTATATCCCCTTCCGGCTCGTCCTGCGCGACGATCAAGGCAAGGCGCTCTATCACTACGACAACTCGACGGTCGTCAACACGCCGCTGCTGTCCTTTATGGTCTACACCACCGGACGCAAGTGGGAACCTGGCGAAGGTGCATGGGGCAATGCTTATGCGGCGTATTACGACAAGGAAGATCGGAACAAGAAGACGGGCTGGGGCGGGTGGAAGACGAATCGGCCAGTCATGGGCTACACGCTCCTCTTGCCCTCGATCTTCGACAAGATGTTCGATGGGGAATACATCCCCATGCCGCCTGTCTCTGGATGGCTCGATCTCTCCATCGGCAACACGTTCAGGACGATTGAGAATGATTTCGACATCTCGACGATTCACTGGTTCCTCCTTAAGAAGGTGGAGCTGAAGCTGACAACGGCCTACGGGAAAGACCTCGAGAAAAGCGATATCGTCCTCCGCACCTGGGTGGAGAAAAGCGCCCGGGAGACCCTGAAGATCGACACTGTCTGCGGCACATTGCCCGATGGGGCGCATCCCACGGCACGCGGACAATTCTTCACCGCCGCCGGAGGCGTAATCACGTCCTTCCGGCGTGCCGGGGTGACGGACAAGGTGGAGCGGCTGCTCCTGGGCACTGTCTACAGCCAGTTCCACGGACGCAAGAAGAAGCTCTCGGGCACGGCAGACTTGCTGAACAAGTTCTCGACGCTCACCGACGAGCACGAGGCGGGCCGCTTCATGGTCGTCTCCGAGGTGCAGAACCTGCTCCGCGACGAGAGCAACCTGACGATGATAGAGATTGTAACAGACAACTATACGGGGGTACCCTATAACGAGGAATAACCACAAGGAAGAATGGCATCACAATATCAATACAAGACCATCGTGCGGCAGGCTAAGCCACGCACCGGGGCGGCTGCGGCCCCCAGCAACGCCCC